GATGGCAAACGACAACGCCATCCTGCTCAAGCAGATGGAACTGCAGGCGGGTGCTGCGCAGGCCCAGTTTGAGGCAGGAGTAGAGTCGGCATCCCAGGACAAGGAGATTGTGGCGGAGGCCCAGGCGGAAGCCGTCAAGGCCGAGCGGGACCTCAATACTGAAATCGCCAAGGCCGAAGTGAACGCAAGGCTTGATGTGGAAAAGAAGATGGCCGAGAAACAGGCAGAGGCACCGACCGTTGTCGTGGCTGCTCCTGGCCAGGTTTGACATTCTCCTGAGAGCGAACCAATCCGTCCCCTTTTTCTAGGGGGCGGATTTTTTTTGCGTAAAAATCGCGGTTTTTGCAACACTCCGTTATATCCTACACGTAGAGCACGATTCAGTGCCATTGACGCGGCGGCGGTTCACGCAAGGGAACAAATGGCAGAAGAGACCATCATCGAATCTACGGCGGAAAAATCCGGCGCCGGAAAAACCCCGGATTTCTCGGTAACAGTCGAAACCCAGAAGGGCGGAGACAAGGCCGGCAACGAGACCGGCGACGCAGGCAAGGGCAGCGCTGAAAAGCACGACGACCCCGAGTACACCAAGGCTTTCAAGCAGCGCCTGGACAGGATGCGTGCAAGCGAGCAAAGGCGTTTCGAGGCTGAACTGAAAAAGCGCGAGGACGCCTGGGAGAAGAAGTTTAAGGAGCTGGAGGGCCGCATCGGCGGTTCCGGCCAACCGAAGCCCCTGAAGCGTGAAGATTTCGGCAGCGACGAGGAATTCCAAAAAGCGAAACGAGACGCTGCCATCGACGAAATCATGCGGCGTGTGGAAGAACGCAACCGCGAAAAGGCGCAGAAGGATGCCGAGGAAAAGCGGGGCCAGGATGCGACCGAAGAAGCCCAGCGTAAGTTCGCGCAGAAGTTCCAGCAGGGAATGGCTCGCACGCTTACGAAGGAACAGCAGTCCGAGGTGGTGGAAATCGCCAACGACCCCTACAGCGCCGTAAACACCTTCTTGACGGGTCCCGCAGGCTCTACCCTGCAATCTTGGCTTTTTGACGACTGCAGCATCCCAGCGGACGTGATCCTGTTCCTGGAGAAGAACTCCGACAAACTGGAAGTCCTCGGGCAGCTTTCGCCTCGCAAGCAGATGGAACAGCTCGACATCCTTGAGCGCCACCTGCACAAGGCGTTCATGGAGAAAAAAGGCCAGGACGGAAATCCGGGACAGGCCGGAGCCCAGGAACAGGGTGGCGAAAAAAAGCCCCCGATTATCGGGCAGTTCGGCGGTTCCAGTCGCGCAGTCTCTGACGAGTCGAAACTCTCCGACCAGGAGCGTGTCGCAAGGCTCATCAAGGCGATGCGCACACGTTAAAAGTTTTTAACAAAGGAGCCAAAATGGCAAATACTCTGACTGTTCAACAGCTCAACGACAAGTTCACTGCCGCAATTCTCGACAGCTCGAACTTTATCAAGGAATCCAAGAACTGGGCCAAGGACCTTTTCAAGAAGGGCGCCCGCCCCGGCGAAAAGGCCACCCTGTATTTTGACGGCATGGGCGAGACCGCTGTGGTCGACGATGTAACCAGTTCCGGATCCATGGACATTTCCGCCATGAACGGCGACGTGAAGCAGTACAAGGTTGACCTTGTTGTCGGCAACGCCAAGGGCAAGGTCAGCTGGAACGAAGTCCAGGAACGATTCGAGATGGGCACCATCGAAGCCGACCTCATCAAGCCTACTGCCAACGCCATGGCCGAAAAGCTCGTGCGCCATGTCATCGACAATTCCTACCTGCGCTCCACCGGTGTGGTCGTGGCCAACAAGGGTGTGAGCGGTGATTCCGCCAACTTTGCAAGCCTCGCCTCTGCCGTGGCCTCTTTGCGCAAGATGCGCGCTGGCATGACCCTGGTTGGCCATCTTGACTCTGACACCATGGGTATCTTGTCTTCCCTGCCCGTGACCGCAGGCGTGAACCACTTTGATGCCCCCAGCGAAAAGCTGCAGGAAATGTACGGCGAAGCCGCCATCGGTACGTACCATCGCTGCCCGATGATCGACGAACCCTTCATGCCGTCCTTCACTACCGCTGAAGGCGAACCCGGCAGCGGCTGTACCGTGAGCGCCGTCGTTTCCGGTGCCGGTGCCTACCAGATTGGCATTACCGGCATTGCCACGGCCGTGTCCACCATCAAGGCCGGCTCCGTGTTCACCATCGCCGGTGTCAACCGCTGCACTGCAGCCGGCACCCCGCTTGTCAACTCCCCGTATGCTTTCGTCGTGCAGGAAGATGTCACGGGCGTTTCCAGTGCCGCCGTCGTGAAGGTGCTCCCGCTCTACTTTACCGGTTCGGGCTACATCCCCACCGTGGGCGTGGAAAAGATCAACGCCAATGCTGCTGTCACCTGGCTGACCAAGGCCAACACCACCTACGCCGTGGGTATCATCCGCGCCCGCGAGGCCCTCAACTGGACCCCGATCGAGATGCTGGACATCCGTGGCTGCGAAAACGGCAGCACTACCGTGCCGACCATGTCGTTCCACACCGCCTTCGACGGCAACATCAACGACGCCACCAACACCGGCCGTCTTGATACGCAGTTCGTGGGCAAGATTGTGGACCCGCGCCTGGTTCGCACCGTGTACTGGGAACTCTAATCGAACTTTGTCTCTTCGCAGACATGTTCCGGGCTGGCTGGCTTTCGCCGGCCGGCCTTTTTTCCTTAAAGGAGGGACTGAATGTCCAAGACCATCCGCAAGATTCTGGGCGAGGCTTACGAGTTCATCGGGCTTGCCCCAAACGGCATCCTCAACGACGGCCAGGTTGAAACCGGTGTAAACTTCGCAAACGAGGTCATCAAAAAATACAACGAATCGAGCCTTTTTCCGTTTACGTTCTCTACGCTAGAGGGCAAGGCGACAAACGGCTTGATTCGGATTTCTTCCCAGGAAGATGGCGAGAGCATTGTTGGCGATGTTCCCGTCGGCATGGCGGCAGTCTACTGGAAACGGGGCGACACCGACATGCTCCCGCTTGAAAAGTGCTCCTATAAGGACATTTTCATGGTGCGCAATTCTTCTGCGTCCCCGCTCTGGTATTCGCTTGTTGTGGAATCGGACGACCTTGCTAGGGTGCATTTTGACGCCATGGGTGAGTTTAATTTCCTTCTGGTCTACCCGAAGAAAATCCCGCACCTTGAAATCGAGGACACGTTCAACGCCCCGGAGCTCTACTGCCAGGTCATCAAGTACGGCGTGGCGGTCCGTGCAGCCACCAAGGCGAGCCTTGAGGACTCCGTCATCGCCAACTACCAGAAGCTGCTGGACGATGCCGTCCAGGCTATTACCGAAAGCAACGCGGCCAAGCGGCCGATGAAGCGAAACCTTGGCAGTGCCTACGACAGGCACTCCGAGTTCAACTGTCCCACGTGGAGGTAACATGCCGTCCGTGATTTCCGTTCCTGGGTTCATCGGGGGTTCCAACAAGTCCGACGTGGCCATGGACTCCCTGGAAGAACTGCTCAACATGTTCGTGGAGAAGAAGGAGGTGTCCGAGAATCGCGGCTACACCCCGAAGATTCTCCGCTCCGTGGAAGGCGAGCGGGCCGTCCTAGAATTCCCCTGGGACACCCGCGTTGGCTGCCGTGGGCTCTTTACGGCCTCCGACGGCTCCATGTTCGCCGCCTTCGACACCGCCGTGTACAGGATTGTCCGCGAGGGCTCCGGCGACCTGTCAAAAACCAAGATTTGCGACCTGGCCAGCACGACGCAGGTCGTGTTCGCCGAGACGGGCGGCATCCGCTCCAATGTGGTCTGGGTGGACGGTTCGTCTTTCCTTTACGCCTGGTCGCTCAAGGAATCCAACCTGCGGCAGTTCCGCACCCCGTTGCGCACCTACAAGTCGGCGGATTCCACCGTTTTCGACACCGAATATTCCACCCCGACGCAGGTCGTCTGCATCGCGGGCGTGATCTGTATCAACGACAGCGAGAACGACACCTGGTACTATACCGACCCGTATGTGCTGGGCGGCACCAACGACACCCGCAAGGTCTACCGGCTGCTGAATGGGCAGGTCCAGTACGACACCGACGGGGTGACCGTACTCACCGACGAGGTGGACATCGACGCGGAGGCGGACAACGGCGTGGACTACCTGTGGCTCGACCGCTACAGCCTTCCTAAATTCCAGACCGCCGAATATGTGGCCGACAAGATCACCGCCATGGCCTTCTGCAACGACCGCATCTACTGTTTCGGCGAGAAGTCCCTGCAGGTCTACACCCTGACCATGACCGAGGACGCCTACGGCAACTCCTACTCCGTTTTCAGTTCCACGGGCAACAACACCCGCGACAATGGCGCCGAAATCGGGGCCACGGTCGCCGTTCTGGGCGGCAAGGTGTTCTGGCTGGGTTCCAGCACCGTTGGCGACCATTCCGTGTGGGTGAGCGACGGCGGGGCGCCTTTGCGCATATCCTCCAACAACATTGAGCGCGAGCTTCGCGGCATGGGTTACATCGGCGACGCCTACGGGTTCGCCTACGCCTACAACGGCCACCAGTTCTATGTGCTGACCGTGCCGAGCGCCGACAGGACATTCTGCTACGACGCCACCACCCAGGAATGGTTCAACCGTTCCACCCGCGACCCGGTGAAGGGAACAGACCGCTACTGGTCGCCAACCTATGCCGTTTCGGCGTACGGGAACATCTACTTTGGAAGCTATTCCGCTCAATTCTTGATTCAACTGGACCCCGACAAGGGCACCGACTTCCGGGACAACCCCATCATCAAGCGGCGCACGTCGCCCGTGTTTGTGAAGGATTTTGCCCCGTTCCGTTTGGACGCCTTCTGGATTGAGTGGAACACCGGAACGACCACCCAGATGAACCCGACCGTGAACGGCGTGCCCAGTTCGGCCTACAACCCGGTCGCCATTCTGGAATGCAGCAACGACGGCGGCAACACCTGGGGAATGGAGCAGTGGGCCCATGGCGGCCGTATTGGCCAGTATTTCTGGCGGACCGAGTGGAGGGGAGGGTTCCCCTGCGGAGGCTACCAGCTGCCCCGAATGTACGTTCTGCGGCTCACGATTAGCGACCCCGTGAAGGTGGTCATCACGGCCGCGAAGATGCAGATCACCGCTTCCAGGAGGCCGTAATGCTTACCCGTATAAACCCGAAGAAGGTGTTCGAGCGCGACGGCCAGGCGGTGGAGGAAATCCAGAACGCCATCGCCGGTGACTGGGGGAGCGAGGGCAAGAAAGGGCTTCGAGTCGTGAGCCTTGGCCGTTGCTGCATCATGTCCGGGCTTTTCGGTCCTGGGGTGACGGCCGTGGAGGTGCCCCCTGCCGCCGAGCGCTACCCGGCGTATTTTCACGACACGGCGGGCCATGTGGCCATGGCCGTGGTGGAGAAGGGAGCGCGCCTCATAAAAAAACCTTCAACAATTACTGCGGATTTTGCGTTTTTTGCAATGGTCTAGCGTAAACTATTGAGAGAATCAAAAGCGAGGAATTATGAACCAAGGAGCTGTAACTGGCGCCGGAACAGGCGCAGGCATCGGTGCGATGGCCGGGGGCCCGTGGGGTGCCGCCATAGGTGGCGGTGCTGGATTGCTTATCGGCAGCATGATGGACGACAGTGCCGACGCCAAGAAAGCGAAGGCCATCAACAACGCCATCGACTCGCTGGACGAGGCCAAGGGCTACATCGAGGGAGCCAAGACCCAGAACACTGACCTGGCCAACCAGGGGCTCACCCTGGCGGGCAGCCTGTGGGACCCCGACGGGACGCTGGTGCAGAACTACAACGACGCCATCGCGGGCATTGAGGGGCTGAACGGCTACCAGGCGGACAACCTTTTCGACTACGACAAGGACATCAAGAGCTTCTACGACCCGGCCTTCGGGCTTTCCGTTGACATGGCAAACGACGCCATCAACAGTTCGCAGGCATTCGGGGGCAACATGTTCTCCAGTGACACGGCCAACAAGCTGGCAGCCAAGAACAATGTGCTCGCCACCCAGATGTTCAAGGAGGCCCGCGACGCCATGAACCAGGACAAGGCCCTCGAGCAGTCCATCTGGGCTGGCAACGAGGCGGCCAAGCAGGCGGCGGCAAATTCCGCGGCCGACCTGGCGGGCATGCGCCTGAACGCCTACGGCACGGGCATGAGCAATCTCTCCGACGCCCAGCAGGGCTACATCGGGCAGCTGCTCGGCATCAACAGCGACTATGCCTCCGACATGTCGGACTACCTCGGCACGAAGGCTTCCCTCAAGGCCCAGGACCCCGGCAAGCGGGACTGGGCGGAACGGATCCTCGACCCGCTCGGCATTTTCGGATAAGGAGAATTTATCATGGCAAAGACTTTCGACGGCAGCATCTGGGGCAACCTGGGGAACACGATTTTCCTGGAGGACGCCCTGCGCAGGGAACGCAACCAGGACTCCATGAACAACCTCATGGACGCGGCCAAGTTCATCGAGAAGACCAACGCGAACCGCAAGCTCCGCGAGGACTGGCAGAATTATTTCCAAAACCGGCAAGCGGCAGCCGATGCGGCAGCAGCTCAAAGTGTCGAGAATTCCTCGGCAGTTGAACCCAACGCCATCGACCTGTATGGCCTCAACCTTTTCGGAATCAAGAACGACGAGCCGGTTCAGTCCATTTTCCTGGAACCGTCCATGGACGCCGCTGCCGACGAAAGCGTGGCGGCCGGTGATAGCGACGCCGACTTCATGGCGACGAACTTCGACCCGAACACCGCCAGCCCGGAAGAAATCAAGCGGGCCCAGGCCATCATCGGAACCACGCCCGACGGCCTTTGGGGCCGCAGATCCAGGATGGCCTTCAGCAAGTATAAGGGGGTGTGATATGGCAGCCATTGACGATCTTATCGACGAATACCTCGGCGTGGCCCTGTCGCCCGCCGAAATGCGCGACCTGGCCATGCTTCAGGTCAAGGACGCCTCCGTCCAGGACGACGCCGTCCAGCGTGCCGTAGCCAATGCCCAGGGAACCGAACAGCGCCACCGTTCCGCCCTTGAGGAATACCTTATCGCCCAGGAGGAACAGGCACGTGCAGAATCGCAGAAGGCTCTGGAAATGGCCCAGCAGCGCCTGAACGCTCTCGACAGCAATGCGTCCCTGATTAGCACCACGGTCGGAATCGGCAAGGAAGGCAAGCAGAAGCTCGCAAACATCGAGGCGGAACGCCAGGCCATCCTGCAGGCATTCCCGCAACTTGGACGCGCTGCCGATGGGGAAAGCGTCCAGGAACAGCCCGCCGCCTTTAACATCAAGGAATGGCTGGCTGCGAAGGATTACTCCCCGGAAGCCATCAAAAGGCTGTATGACGAGAACGACCGGGAAGCGTGGGACGAGGCAATCCGCACTGGCGACTTGAAACTTTATAACGCTATGAATGATTTCAAGCTTGGGGCCCTGTCAGACGATACGAGGAACAAGATGCGCTACGTCATCCGTCAGCGGCCGGAACTGGCGAAGGAACTGAAACTGAACAAGGAATACTCCGGTCTGCTGGACATCATTCCGGACAACACCCAGGGCGACCTGAAGAAGAAAGACAGCGACGAAAAGAAGGCCGCCGCAAAGGCAAAAGCCAAGGCGGAGGAAGACGAGAAGCTCGCGCAGTACGACGACGAGATGAATGAATTCGCGCAGATCAAGGACCGCAAGAAGAGGGTCCGTTTCGGCCACACCCATCCCGGATTCAAGGAAAGGATGAAGGCCCTAAAGGCCGCCCACAAGCTGCCGGCGGAAATCGCGGACGCTGTCCGCCAGGCGTTCGGAGACTAGCCCATGGCAGAAGAAAAGAGCGAAAAGAAACTTTTCGACGCTGTCAAGGAGTTCTACGACCAGGACAGCCGAACCGACGAGGAATTCCGCGAGGACTTCCCCCGTCTCCACGCACTCCTAAATTCCGCATCCACAGACGACGACCGCCGAAAAAGGTTTGATTTGCTCCTTGGCGATCCCGCCCTGCAGCGTGAACTCCGCGACATCGATGAATTCGCAAAGATTGACTTTTCCGGCTACAAGGAACCCACCGAGGAAGCCTACAAGCCGGGAAACCTTGCCAACGCCAGCATGAAGGACGTCAAGGCCTTCTATGACCGCGCCAAGCGTGTCATCGACCCGCAGGGCAAGCTCGGCAAGACCGAACTCTACGAGACGGCAGGACCAAGGACTTTCGAGCTCCTGGAAGAAAAAATCGGCCCCGACTACGAGGGAGACTGGTTCGGCAACCTCCTGGAAGAGTTCGGCTACCCCGACACCCCGGAGGGCATGGAGCAGCTGACGCAGGATTTCCAGGCTGCCCTTACCAGGACCAAGAATTCCAAGTTTGGCGACAAGTTCGGAAAAGCCAAGGCTCCGCTCAAGTTCCTATTCGGGAACACCTTCGACGTGCTGGAAGACGGCAAGAAGCCTACCCTCGGCGACGTGCTCGTGGATACGGGCGCAAACGTAGCCATGGCCATTCCGGGTAGCGAGATGCTGCCCCTGCTCGGCCGTGCAGTCAGCATGGCGCCCAAGTCAGCCAGGGCCGCCGAAATCGTCGCAAAGGCTGACGCTCCGAAGACAATCCTGGGCAAAATGCTCAAGAATACGGCTACGGCGGCAGCAGTTCCGACCGGGACGCAGGCTGCGGACTACGCGTTTGGAACCGACACCGAAAAGGAAAAGCGCGAAGGCCTGGCAGGCCGTGGCGTAGCGGCCGGAACCGGTACTTTTATCAACATGGCAACGCCGTTTATGCTTGGAATGGTGCCAGGCCGTATTCTTGCAACGACGGGAAATGCGGGGCTCAACAACAAGGACGCACAGGTCGTGCGGGAGTCTTTCGGAGACTTGTTACTCAAGGGTGGCCGAGTTAATGCGGCCAAAGAGCGCTTGAAAGGACTTGCAGAAGACGCTATGGAACGGAGGGACGTCGCTCTAGAATTTGCCAAAAAACTATCGGGCAAGAATAATGCGACTACCGATGAACTCGGCAAAATAGCAGGCGGATTCAATCGCAGGCTCGAACTGCCCGCACTCAACCTGGCCCGAACCATCGACAGCAAGGGCGGGAACGTGTACGCCGGAATCGAGGAATTCCTGAACTCCGGAACTGACCGGATTCTTGAGCTTCAGCTTAGAACTATTGCCAATCAGCCCACCAACATGCTGAGTGCTGCGATGCCGTACCTTTCCGCATACACGGTCAACCGACTCGGAACCGGCGCCGTGGCCGACTACGGCAAGCGCATGCTCGGGCGGTACACCAACAGGTTCATCGAGGAAGAGCCCGAGGAATAAAAAGGCCTTTTCTGCAACATGGCGTTATATACTACCATGTATGCAGACATTTTTCAATCCGACAACGCCATTCCTTGACGACGAGGGGCGCCCGATGGTGGGCGCCATGGTGTCCTTTTTGGACACGGAGACCAATGCTTCCCTGATAGACATCACGGACAGCGACGGCGTGGCTCTGCCCAATCCTCTCTACACTGGCAGCGACGGCCGCATTCGCCTTGATAACGGCAACGGTGCTCCCGCTGTGCCCTGTGTTGCAGACGGGCTCACCTACAAGGTCGTGGTGGCCCGGAGGACGGGCGTGGAGCCCGTCTATGTTGGTGGCATACTCCAGAACGGGTCGGAACTCTACGAGGAACCGTATATCGCGTTTGTTGTCACGGCATCGGGTGCCGCTGGCGGCTCCAATTCGACCGTGGTCGGCAGCATTGCAGAAGTGCGCCTGGCAGAACCAGAACTCGGGTCCGTCGTCTGCTCCGGATACTATTCCGCAGGGGACTGTCCCTCCCGCGTCTATTCGTGGGTGAAATCCCAGAACCCGCCGGCCGACAACGCCGTGAACATCTTGCGGAATTCCGACCACAGCACGGGCTACTGGAAAATGGCCGAGCCTGACGGCGGCCTGTGGGACGTCCGCATCGCTGGCATGCAGACCTCGAACACTCCGGCCGTCAACGACCAGTGCCTCACCAGGCTGCTGAACATCATCAACGGCAGCACCACGGCCGTGGCCACGCTCTACTTCCCGAGGGGGGAGTGGCTGCTGGACAGCGGGTTCGTGTGTGGATCGTTGTGCCTGGAAAAAGAGGCGAACCTCAAGCCCGCCGACAATTCCAACAATCGGACCGTCACCGTCGCATTCCTAGAGAACCGTGGCGGCCATTTCTGTGCCACCACCGAGAATGACACCACCGCCAAGCGTGTGCTGCCGGTCTTGACAAGCCTGTTGCGCACCAGCTGGCTGAAGGGTACCGTGGCGGAATTCCTGACCAGTGCCGTGCTTGCCAACCTCACCGAGGTGGATTTCGACGTGGTCACCTATGGCGGCAGCGCGTCCGTCACTATCCAGAAGAAGATCATCCACAACAGCCAGAACAGGCCTGTGAGCGTTGGCACCGGGAACTGTATTCTTTTTGACTACACCGACGGAGAACTTTATATCAGCCACCTGCGTCTCGGCCGGTTCCTTATTACCTTGAACCAGGGTGACATCCAGTACATCTTGACCCAAAGTAACACCTCCATGCTGGACGTCCACACCCAGGGAATCTCCACGCCTAAAATACAGGTTTCTGGAGGCGGAAGTTTTGGCACGGGCATTTCGGTAACCGGCAACAGTTCATTTTTGGGCAGCCTGACATCAGATGCAAACATCACTGCACAGATCATAAGTGCCCAAAATTATTTTGTCGGTTTACTCAAGGGAACGGTGGAGGGGCATTTAAAGCCGTTCTTAATAATTGATGTAACGCTTCAAGGTGATGGAAGTGCCGGTAGTGAAATAGTTGGTTCTGCCATTGATATTCAGGAAGACGAAATTTTCCTCCTGCGTGTCACAATAAACCTTGCACAGTTTACAACGGACAGCCCTCACCAGTACACAAAAAAGTACCCCATAACAGGCACCAACAAGTACCTCGTCGTCGCAAACGACGACATCGTTCAACGCGTGGGTACGACCCTGGCTGTAGGGTGTAGAAAAGGAAACGATTTCTTTTTCACCTACAACAGGGACGGCAACTTGTTTAGTGCCAGTTATGGAATTTATGCGAGGACATAAAAATGACCGCATATCTTTCACCGACACCTACGCTCCGCTTCTACGGCACCAACGGACACCCGCTGGCCGGTGGTTCGCTGTTCACCTACGACCAGCAGACCTCGCAGCCCGTGCCTACATGGTCCGACCCGGAAATGACAACCGCGAACCCCGTCCAGATTCCGCTGGACGCAAATGGCGAGCCCTCCGTCGATGGCGTGCCCGTCGGTATATTCCTGGAAGAAGGCAAGCTCTACAAGTATCGCTGGTTCGACAAGCACGGGGCGCCTGTGGGCGAGGCGGACTGCATCGCCTCCGCGCAGAAGATGCTGGTGGGCAAGGTGCCCATCATCGTGTACCCGGAGACGGGCGAGATCGGCATCATGAAGAACGGCATCGGCCGGGACCTGCTGAAAAACCCGCACCCGCTTGTCCCGGATTCCAGGTTTTTGCAGTACAAGGATTTCAACGGTGACGTGGTCATCACGCTCTGCGATGCGTTGCAGGCGTGGCTCACGTCGCAGGGGTACACGCCATGAACGACGACGCAGTGATTCTTGGCAGCGAAAACCCCGACGCCGATGTGCTTGTGTACGACAAGGATGTCGCGTTCTACGAGGGCGCCATTATCGACGACCAGGGTGACATCGTCGTGGACGATGCAGGCAACACAACAATTTACGAGTACGTAAAGTAAGCAAGGAGTACAAACATGGCTTTCAAAAGAATTAAAGACTGGCTTGTTTCCATCACCTCGTTCCGCACTGGTGATGTGATACCCGTGGACGGACCGAGCGGCACTGCGAAGATGAGCAAGGATGTTCTCCTTCAACTGACTGCGCAGAACGCACTCGCTGGTAATGTGGCTCCGGCGTTTGACCCGACTAAACCGGATGATGAGGGAGGTTACGCCTATTACAAGGACCAAATTGTTACTTACCAGGGGGCTACTTACAAGTTCAAGGTGAACCACTCTAGCGGTGCCTGGAACGCTGCTGAAGTTGACCATTATTTGGCCGGGGCACCTTTGGAATTTTTTGTTGTTACCGACAACCCGGAGTATATTTTTGCGGTAGTTGATAAGTCCGAGAGGTTCTTGTTTGGTGTCAAGCAGGATGGTTCTTTTGAGTATGCAAAAGGCTTGCCTGCTCCTGTTAAAGCTTATATAGACTACTTGATAGCTTCTGTAAAATTGCTTATTGAAGGAAAAGTTGACAAGGTTGCAGGCAAGTCGTTGATTGACTCTGTGTTTGCGGATGCCCAAAGTTCCCCGGAAAACCCGGAGTATGTGCAGGCGCTGACGGACGCTGCGGAACGCCTGCTTGAAGCTTTGGATAAGTCGGGGAAACATATATTTTTCAACAAGACAAAATTTTTAGGGGGCATTGACTGGACTGAAAGCAATCTTGCCGACCTTACCGAGGCATTAAAGGCTTTCGGTTTTGTCGGTGGACAAGGCGACTGGACAGATGCTAAATCTTTGCAAATCGGAAAACCTCGTTTTGCTATTGTGAACTTCACGAACATTCAGTCTATGCCCACGACCAAAACCGCGGATGCTCAAGGCATTATGGAGTTTTGGGATATGCAGGGCAACTTCTTTAAGAAAAAAGTCATTATGAACGCACAGGGCAATTCTTCTTTGGCGTTTGTCAAGAAGAATATTTCACTTGACTTGTGCAATGACGACTGGGAAGGTGACGATACTTTCAAGATTAAGTTCGGCGACTGGGTATCGCAGGACTCTTTCCACCTCAAGGCATTTTACACAGACTTCTTTCGTGGCGTTGGTGAAGTAGGTTACGAAATTTACAAAAGCATCCTTGATACAAGGGATATTGCAAAAGACAGGACTTGGAAAACTGCGCTTGTCCACAATGACGGGAACTGGGGTCAAGGAATAGGCTATCACGCCGAAAAGAAACTTGACTTTAGAATAGACGACGGTGCGCTTTGCTTCCCGCAGGGCTTCCCGTGTGCAGTTTACCTCAATGGGGAATTTTACGGGCTGTTCGCTTGGCAGTTGAAAAAGCACCGTGACAACTATGTAATGGACAAAAAATCCGCAAAGAACATCCACCTTGACGGGTTGCTTGGCAGTAACTTTTTCCAGGGAACGATTGACTGGACTGCTTTTGAAATCCGCAACCCGAAGGATTTGATTTGCTTGGATGGCACGACTAAATACGATGGTGACAACCCGACCGAAATTATAGGTTCGGACAGTCCCAACTATGACCCGACCAACAGCAAGCATGTTCTTACGGCGCAGGTGAAGGCTTACATCATTACCCTGTCTAATATCTACTCGCAGATTTCTGCTGCGGCAACTACAGAAGCCAAAAAGGCTATCATTGAGGCCGTATTTGATGTGGACAATATTGTTGACTATCAAATCTTCAGTGACATTATTCAAAACACGGACGGCTTCGCAAAGAACTGGCAATGGACTACCTGGGATGGTGTCAAGTGGTTTGTGAACGCTTACGATTTGGATATGGCTTTCGGTGCTACATTCCGTGGCGACTCCATCCGCGTTCCGCTTACATCAATGCTGGGCAACTCTACGGCATATCCTTCAAAATATATCCAGGATTACTACCGCAGCGAACTTGAAGCCCGTTACAAGGAATTGAGGGACGGCAAGGTTCTTGACATCCGCAGCATTGTTGGTAAACTTGACGAGTGGGTGAAAAAAATCGGGCTAGACTTCTACAAGCTTGAATATGAAAAGTGGCCGGATAGTCCTTGCAACAACGACATCGTTGTGAATACCGACTACTGGATTGTCAAGGTTGACGGCGAAGGAAATCCGGTCATTTCCTATACTTCAACTGGTCTTTACTCAAACTCCCACGCCTATACTACTGGTGACGAGTGCGTTTACAATCCGACCACGACCGAGGCTTCGCAGGGGTGGTACTACACATTTGTATGCGTTGCGAACACTACTGGAAACAAGCCCGCAACCTCTGCTGGCATCCGGGACAATATTTGGCGTGTTCGGGACTGGGTTGCGCTTAACTTGTCCAATATGGACTCTGCGTATAACTATCAATAAAGGAGGGCTGAAAAATGTCTCTTATAACAAAACTTGACTCAAACGTGACCGACACTTCCCTCTTGCAGCTTGGGGCGTTGCGTCTCAAATCAAAAGTGGTTGAAAGCCCTAACGGGAGCAAGAGGGTTTTTGGGCTGGCTGGTCCGTGGTCGGCAAAGATTATCGGCGACCCTTCGACCTGCTATTTTACAGACAGCACGTTGACGCAAAATAATGGCCAGGAAATCACTTTTACTGGACTGAGTGTACACTATGCGTGGGTTTCAAACGTCGAGTGTGAAATTGTCGTGAAACCAAAGTACGGGATTACTAATTTTACTATGAACTCCGAAGGCGTTTACTTTGACAGCGACACATTTGATGATATTGGTATCCTACCTGATTGCATAAACATTGGTCTCACATCCTCTAGTTCCGCCGGAGACGTGGCTAAACTTTCCGGGCTTGCTTCCTTGAAGTTCTTGACTGGAAATTTTGCCGGTACGGTTCAAGATGGAATTACCGGAGACCTTGATGCACTTAAAGATTTGCCACTTGAAACTATTGCACTTTCAAAAACCACGGTCAAGGCCACGTTGGAAAAACTTGCGACCATTCCCTCTCTTAAATCGCTCAACCTTTATATGACGGACGCGGTAGAGGGTTCTGTCAATGCTTTTGCAAATAGTTCCCAGTTCACTTCCTTCAGAGTTGGTGCGTTGCGTATCGGCGTGAACACTAAAATAACGGGTAGCATCACAAGCCTTGGAAAGATGATTAACGCCACAAGTATTGGCGTTCCTTACACATCCGTAACAGGTACGTGTGACGATTTGGCGGCGGCTCTTGCTGCAAATGGTAAGACTAGCGGTACGGTGTCTATACAAAGTGGAGATGGAACTGTTAAAAGTTTCACGTTCCCGCTCGCCTAACCTAAAGGAGGGACTCCCCTATGCCTTACAACCACCCCATACGTATGCCTACACTTGGAGAAATGATTAGCTCCACCCAAGCGGGAAAGGAAGCCGGAATCCTGGACGGGTTCTTCGCCATGCTCAAGGAACGGCGTGCCCGTAACCGTGAACAGCAAACAGCGGACGTATTGCAGGGACTTGACGAATTGAAGCGGCAGAACGAACTGAACCCGACCGCCAAGAGAACACGGGTTCTCCAGAATTTGGAAGAACGCCTCCGCATGGAAGGAATCATAAAGTGAGCAGAACATGACCGAAGAACTGATAAAGGCGATTGTCGAGGTGCTGGTGGCCCTGGCCATCTTCCTCAAGGGGCGCAGCGATGTGGCTTCCATCAGGGATGATCGCGAAAAGACCAAAATCGAGCGTGATACGGAGATTGCATTGCTGAAGCAGAAGGTCGCGGAACATGACAAGATGATGGAATCCGGGAACGACCGCTTCGACCGTATCGAGCGGGAACTGAAAGAGACTAACGGCCTGCTCCGGGAACTGCTCGGCATGTTCAAGATGACGACCCGCGCACGGGACCACATGCCGGAGGGCTGATGCGGGTTCTATCCGTAACAAAAAGCGGACCGTTGCTGGTCACTCCAATGGGTAACAGGCTCTACAAAGTAGGCGCCGACATTTCCGTTTGTGTGCGAACCGACATCGGTTGTTTTTGTTTCGACATATTCAGCGGCCTGGTGACGAATTTCCGCTCCGGAGGCTGGGGGGTTGACCCGATCATAGACCAGATGGGCGACGAGGACAAGGCGCTCATGTACTTGCTCCACGACCTGATCTACACGCCGTGTGCGGCGCTAGAATTGGAGCACCCGGTCTCGCGCAAGCTGGGCGACCAGCTGCTGCGTGCCGGGCTTCTGTATTTCGGAATGGGCCGTTTCAAGGCCGCCCTGGTCTACGATTCCGTGCGCCTTTTCGGCGAGTCCGCCTACCGGGAGGACGACGCTCTCACCAGCGCGAATTCAAAACTTTTTACTTTCAAGTGGGTTGCGTGATGCTGGTGCTTGTCCGTAACATTCGCAAGGACGGCGCCATACTTGGAACGCTGTCATTCAACGGGGCGCCTATATGCTGGACCCTGGAAAATTCCGACAAGGCCATACCTGCCGGCTACTATTCCGTATATAACAGCAAGTCGCCAAAATTCAAGAGGGAGTTGCCGCTCATATCGTCGGCCACGCTCCCGGCCTCCCGTGGCATACGGATCCACGTCGGGAACACCGTCAAGGATTCCGCCGGGTGTATTTTGGTGGGCATGGGCAGGGACGCGGAGAAGATGTCGCTCAAGGAATCGGCACTGGCAGAGACGATGGTGACCATGCTCTGCAGGGGTTCATTTTCCCTGGTCGTGGTTGACGACTGAGGGCTTTTTTGGGGTGTATGCACAAAAGTATGCACTTTTATGATTGAATCGCTTAATTTATGGCCGTTTGTAACTAAACTCAATTAAACGGAATTAAACCGATATAAAGGGCATAAAATACGGGCTTTGCGGTGTTTTTCTGTAAAAACGGCAAAAATAAAAATAAAAGGAAAGAAAATATATAAATTTAGTGGATTGTAGTAATGGAGCGGGATAAAAATGATGTATGCATGAAAGTAGGCACTTTTCTATAAAACAAAGGGCCCGGAGCTGTCCGGGCCTTAAAAAATATAGTCTTTACTTCGCAGAAGGTCAAGGGAACGCCTTGCCGATGGCGTCTTCGGCGTCGGTGTCCATGATGTGGCCGTAAATGTCCAGGGTCATCTGGATGTTCTCGTGACGCATGAGCGTCTGCACCACCTTGATGTTCACGCCTGCACGGATCAGGTTCGAGCCGAAGCTGTGGCGGAACCTGTGGGCGTGCGCACTGCCAGGGAATCCTCCGGGTATGGCCAGTTCGGCGTAGTGGATCAGGGTGGTCTTGGTGCAGCGCAACTGATCCCATTTCCCGCCGGCGGCGTTGAACTTGTCGATTTCCCGCTTCAGGCGAGGGCACAGCGGAATCTTCGCGGGCTTGTCGCCCTTGCCGACCAGGTGGATGTAGCCGTCGTGGATTTTCTCGGGGCGCATGCCGCAGGCCTCGCTCACCCGCAGCCCGGCAAACGCCATGAACGCCCAGGTGAGGCGGGTTTCCGGATTCGGGGCCATGGCGATGATGCGGTCCACCTGCTCCATGGTCCAGAAGTGGCGCACGGCCTTCACCCGCTTTCGCTTCGGGATGGCCTTGTTTACGGGATTTCCAGGCAGGGCCTCCAGCACGTTCACGACGTAGTTGAAGAAGCTCGAGACGATTGTCTTGTTGTTGTTGTAGGTCGTGGCGTTTTTCTTGTCGTTTTCCGCCAGGAACGCCTCGGAGAGTTCGCTGTTCCTGATGGACGCAATGGGCCTGTCCGCCAGCGGTTCGAATGCCTTGAGGGCGTTCATGAACACCCCGAGGCTGTCCCGCTTGATGCCCTTGGCCCGCTGGAATTTCTCGTACCGCAGGATGGCGTCGCCGAGGGTTATCACCTCCGGTTCGGTGCGGGTATCGAATGACCCGTCCCTGATGCGCTCCTGCAGGATGATCTTCGCCTCGGCCTTGGATTCCGTGCCCAGGCTGAAGAAGTGGACGCAGCCCTTCTTGACCTTGTCCGGGACGCGGGCGTACCAGGTGTTCACCCCCTTGGAGCGGTTGCGCTGTATGATGGTGATGGCCATGCGTTACTTTTTCCTGGGTGCGATCTTGCGTGTGAGTTTCCGGACCCAGTCCGAGATGGCGGCGGGTGAGTAGAGCTGCCCCAAAGTGGGGTGGAAGAACACCTCGATTTCTCCGTTCTTGACGCAGGCGAGGATCTTGTTCCTGCCGACGTTCATCTTCTTCATAGCGCCCGTCATGGTGAAGTACATCTCGTCGTTCACGATCCGGGTGTCGTCATCGGTCAGGGGCTGGTTTGCGAGCATTTTCCTCATTTCTTGACCTCCTTATTTATAAATATTTTTGCCTTGACGGTGAGCTTCTCCATGTACTTTTCCACGGCGTCGGGGGAGAAGTAGGGCTGGCGGCCGTGGCGCAGGTATTCGATGCCATTGCGGGCGACTATCCTCTGGACTGTCCTGGGGGTTCGCTGTATCAGCGCGGCCAGTTGTTGGATGTCGAAGTAGGGCTTGTTGTTCAGCAGGAGCTTGGGCTTGATTGCTTGGCAGTCGCTCATATTTTCTCCTTTATGACTTGGCGCCATTCCTTGACGAGTTCGTAGTTCATGTTCTTGCCGTGGGTGTAGGAAATTTCCTCGAATTCGTCGTCGGACATGGTTGCCAGTTGCTTGAAGTTCCACTTGGTAAATGATCCACAGTATTTTTTCTGGGCCGCCCTGGCCTCGTTCTTGTGAAGAAAATATTTATAGTAGTGGTCAATCCTGAATATTCCTTTTTCTCGGTCAGAATTGTCCACATCAAATGACACCTCGTAGAATTTCCAGACCTTGTGAACGAGGGCGAAACCGAAAAGGCAGGCTTCGTGTTCCTTGGCCATTCTACGCCGTGATTCGAACATCTTGTCCATATCTTCTTTTGTTGGCGTGAACTTGTCAAACAGGTCGTTTATATTTGTGGTGGGGTATAGCGTAGACAGTGTAACGTGGATTTTAGGCCGTTCCGGCTCTAGTTGTTCTCTGACACGGTCCCATGGAATCCTGTATCCTGCCGCCCTTGCAAATCGCAGGTCGTTCTCTGTAAGTCCAAACATCATTCCTCCCATGTAATCACGAAATAGTTTACACCAACGGCTGCACCCCATTCGGTTCGACCAGTGCCAATTCGAATTTTCGGATTCTTGAACGTAATCCTGCGCTCGGTGTCGTCCGCCTTCGGGTAGCCGAGGGTGAAAACAAGGCGGTCAAAATGATTAAATCTATAAGTGCATTGGTCTTTTCCTTTTTCAAGGAAAATTTCTTTAATTAAACGATTATTCCAATAAAGAATTTTACGAATTTCTTTTAAATCAAGAAGACCTTTAGGAACGGAACCAAAACGGCGGTATTCTTCTTTCTTGACTCCGGCCTTGATTAGGTCGAACCACTTGCGCTTCAGCGGTAGTGTTAGTGTACTCATACATCCTCCAATCCAAGGTATTCCACAGTGGGGTCGTGCCACTCGGTGTCCGACCACTTGCGGACTTTCGCCCCTTCACGCAAAGGCGCGTTTGAGCTTTCCATCGGGTAGTTCCAGGCGGTGTCGGCATCGTCTTGCGAACCGAGGCACTCCCCGTTCCCCTGTGCCAGCCACCTGGACAGCTCCCGGTTCGTGGCCCGGCGTGGCTTCGGAGGGTCGGGCAGGATGGCACAATGCTTCCAGTATTGCTTTTCTTCTGTGATAACAGAGCCTCCACATTCATTAAATGACGCCGGTAGAACAGCTACTACATTCCTAATGATGCTCATTTTCTCATGGTAAGAATCAAATACCACACATTTCTTCGGAGGGTTAAAAATCTGCGGTTTGGTGACTTCCTCCAGCTCCATGCCGTTGTAGTTAATCGTTGCCATTATGCACTCCTCGTTCTTGCGTTCGGGAAAAAGACTTTTTGTCTGTAAATTTTCAGGGTTTCGATGAAGTTGTCGATTGACTTGACATTAGGAAAAGAAAGTATTACATCAAGCTCGTTTACAGGGTTTTCAAAGTTTTCTTGTCGCTCCTCTTTCGTCAGGAACGCACCAATTTCCTTCGGTTCTTTCAACTCCTGGAGAACGACTCCCAAAGAATTTACGGAATTATCGTGAAGTCCTATTCCTATTTTTCCTTTGCCAAATTCTACCAAGACGGATTTACAGCCATCTTGATACTGGTGGATTTTTATTGAATTATCTGTTGCCATCGTCGGCCTCCTTTCCAATAGAATCTGTGTCTATCGTGATGCCATCGCCATAGACTACATCTCTCGTTTTGGCATCGACTTTAGATACGCAAACATGTAGAATGGAGCCGTCTCCGTCTATCGCAATGACTATATCCTTGTACCTGTTGTACACACTTGCTTCAATCATTATTTTCATTTGTCTGCCTCCTATCCGTTGTATTCCTTGGCTTCCTTGTGGGTTCTGAAAAAGTGGAACCCGCTCGCGCACTCAACGTTGTACATCAGGTTGAAGTCCTTGATTTCGATTTCCTGCCCGAGACGGTACTCGAAGCTGTTGTCGTACCTCGAGTGCAGCACATCGCGTACAGCCATGTCGGTAATCTTGGCCCTGTTCCTGTTCAGTTCTTCTTGAGTCATTCGTACTCCTCCGCCTTCTTGAGCAATTTGACTTCTACTTTGTTAAAAGCCTTAATCCATTGTTTCGGCGACAATTCTCTGCGACCGCTATATGGGTCGTAAAATCCATCTATACACAATTTCTCATAACCAAGAGAGAAAAGGAAAAGTTGTTGTTTTTCCTTCGCCCTTTCAGCCCTCGCAAGCCACAGCGCACGTTTCAGCCTGCGCTCACGCATTCCGGCATCCACGCTGTCGGTGTATGCGCTCGCCTGCACGTCCTCAAGTTTCGCCTTCAGCTGTTCGTTCTCGGCCTTGAGTTCCGTCGCTTCATCTATCCACGTAATGCGGGAGACATCGCCATTTGCGATGTGCTCCTTGAGCATCTTATTCTCGGCCTTCAGTTCAGCGATGGCGGCGTCCACTTCGTCAATGTCGTATGCCTTCCACGGCTCACGATTCACTAGACCAGTAACAGAGTCTTTTCCCATATTACACTCTAGTTCAATGGGTGTCAGTTCGTCGCACTTCATACTTTTCTCCCGTTGACGCGCAGGAAATCGCCAAAATAGGTGTGCAGGTACCGCTTCAGGTAGTGGTCGCTGTCCATCCAGTAGCCCTGCATTTCCATGAGCCTGAACTGGTAATCCATGACCTCGCCGTAGTGCCGGCACAGCTTCTGGAACTGGATTTCCAGCTGCTCCGGAGTGGTGTCCGGCATAACTTTGGAAAGCGGGTGCGCCTCGGTATATGGCGACCCTTCAAAATCGCTGCCGAGGAAGGCTGCCCCGACGGCCGTCGCCTCCAGCAGCTTCAGGTTCGACTTTGCACGGTTGAAGTTGTTTTCCTGCAGCGGTGCGAGGTAGATGTCGGGCTGGATGGAGGTGTCCACGGCAGGGAATTCCAGGGCCGTCTCGCCGCCGTGTACGGTGACCTTGTCGGCCAGGTCGCCGAGAAACGTGGGCCTGTCGAACATGTGGAGCTCTATCTTGTCCCGTTTCACAGCCTCGTACAGCCACGGGATCCACGGTCCGGAAAAGTCGCCGTGGTTATCCTCGGTAAAGTGGTAAATTCCGCCCGCATAGAGCACTCGGGGTACGTCGCGAACCTGGTCGCGCCTTTCAGGCCTGCCGAAACAGTACCGCGGGATGGCATTTGGGATGACCGTCACGGCCGTGAATCCGAACAGCTGCACGATGCACTGCTTCAGGAAATGGGTGGAAACTGTCACCCCGTCCACCTTCTGGAGCATGGTGGCAATGTACTTGCCCGCCTCCACGGTGTCAATCTTGGACGTGTTGTATTCCGGCGTGGCCTGGGTCCCGTCCAGCGAGAAAATGAGGTCGTCGTAGTCCACAAAAATCCGGTATCCGTACTTTTTGCGCTTGGCGTGGTAGTGGCGGATCATGTTGCCACCGTTTTCGTCCTTGTATGCGCGGCCAATAACGATGGCGGCGGCCCGTGTCAGCACCTCGCCGTCGGTGACCTCAAACGGGGTAATCACGGGGTTTATTTCGCCTGCCCTGATGGTCATCAGGAGCATAGCCTGAAACCTCTGCCGGTACCACGAGCACCCGGAGCGGTCATTCCCGCAGTGCACTATGATGGTGTCTTTCTTGATCATGCTGCTTTCCTCCATTTGGGCTTGAACTTTTTCAGCCAGGCGTCCAGGGCCTCCTGGGCTTTCTTGCCGGGCTTCATCTTTTCGATGTTCCTGCCGCCCTCGTCGCCGTAGAACTGGCCCACCTTGCCGCTGGGCAGGATTTCTGCCGTGGCCACGGGTGCGCCTTCCCTGGTGGTTATGAACACCAGCAGGCACCCGCGCTGGAGCAGTTCGTAGTCCACGTTCATGCGCACCTCCTGCAGAGGTAGACACCGTAGCCTATGCAGCCCATCTCGCCTACTGGGTAGCTTTTGCCGCAATACTTGCAGCGTGCTGTCGTAGGATTTGGCTCGGCGTGGCGGTAAAGCTCCTGCCGCATTTCGATAAATCTTTCCCGTGATTCGGTCATTTTATGTATCCCTAGAACAAAGACGTTTGAGCTGTTTCTTCGGACATCCTACGTGTAGCAAGTTCGAAGTATTTTTTTTGCTTTTCAAATCCGATATAATGACGACCATTTTTTTTTGCCGCAATCAAAGTTGTACCAGTCCCACAAAATGGGTCTACAATTACATAATCCTCTGGAATTAGCTTTACAATTTTGTCCATTACTTCAAACGGTATAACGCACGGGTGATCAATGGACATTCTTTTTTTTTCTACGTTCTTAATTTGGTCTTGCTCAAACCAGTCGTACATCTTGCAAGTCAATCCTGCTTCCATACGTTCTTTAATTCTCTTATCATTTGGATTTTTGTAAGGTTGGCTCACCTTTGAAAAATCTGGTTTAATTCCATAAAACGCAATATCCCTATGTTGCCTCGGAGTGTTGGAGTTATACACCCACGCCACACACCTATCCGGTGCACGATTCAACGTCATGGATAACTTATGTAACGATTCTCCGTAGTGAATAACGACTGCCGGATTTTTACCGATAACATATCGCAAAATTGACAAATAGTCGTACTCGTCAAGATTATCTTCATAACCTTCGTAATGATACCCGACATTATACGGAGGGTCTGTTACGATGCAAACCTTCATGTCCTTGAATTCGTCAACATGGAGTCTACAATCATCGTTATATATCGTGTTGAGTTCCATTTGTGATTCCTCCGTAAAAAAACTCTGGGGCGGCGAATATTCTTCGCGGCTACGACTTATTGGTTCTTGGAGATTCTATGAGCCGTGCCCCCTCGCCGTCCAATCGTTTGGTCATGGACGGCTTTTTTTTCGTGGCACCTGGGGAATCGGACCCCAGACGGATGCTTAGATGGAGATGAGGGAAACCTGCTATCGTCCGTGCGCCGAGCGTGCCGTAGTGCCCCTGTTTCCCCGGCGGTAGGGGCCACACCGCCTTTAGCCGGAGAAACGGCTAGAAGGGCATGTCATCGTCGTCGTATGACAGCGCGTCGCTCTGCGCGGGATTCGTTATACCCTGCTGCGTCATTTGGGCATACGGGTTCGGCTGCTGGGCGTTCTGGCCACGCGGCGTGAGAATCTGGAACGAGTCCATGTTGATCTCGGTCACGTAGCGCTTCTGCCCGGAGGCCTGGTCGGTCCAGGTGCGGTTCTGGATCGAGCCCTCGATGTAGAGGGCCGTCCCCTTCTGGATTCCCAGCTGCTCCATGATGTCGGCGGTCTTGCCCCATCCGATAATGTTGTGCCAGGTGGTCTGTTCCTTCTGTTCGCCGTTGTTGTCGCGGTAGCGGCGGGTGGTGGCGAGGGAGAAGGACACGTACTTGCGTCCGCCCGTCTGGCTCATGCGGAATTCGGGGTCCTTACCAATATTGCCGATGAGCATCACTTTGTTCAGGTATGCCATGATTAATTCCTTTGGTTAGAGTTGTAGTTCCTGTTGGCCCTTCTTCGGCCTACGCGCAGGGCTTTTGTGGGTGCCTGGCCTGTATCCGGGCTTGACCTTCGCCAGCATCCTCTCCATGTTGTAGAGCTTGCGGTGGAGGTCCTCGGGCAGGTACCTGCGCGTAAGGGAAGTGAGTTCGTACTTCATTGGACTACGTGATCTTGAGGGTTCTTTCCTTGGGTTTCTCGATCACCGTGTCTGGGTACATGTCCATGACCTTTTCCACTGTGAGGCCACAGGCCTTTGCAAGGGCCGTGGGAGTGAGCAGGTCCAAGAGCTTGTCCTTGGTGACGAGTCCCTTCTTGACGAGGGCGTTTGCCACAACTGCGCCCGCACCCTCCTGGAATTCGTAGGTAAACGACTGCTTGGACCATTTCACATTAGGCGGCAGTTCCTCGGCCGTTCCCACATTGAAGGTGTGCTTGTTTACCTCCTTAATGGAGGCCGCCACCTTTTCGCACCAGCTCTTAAAATAGGACAGGTCCGAGAATCCATTTGCCTTGGCGTTGCGGGCCGAGATGAATTCCTGGAGGGCCTGCTCGTCCATGTCCACGCCTGCCTTTTCCAGGGCGAAGCGGTAGGCGTCAATCGCTGCGGGTGTGAGTGCCGCCGGGGTCTTGATCTCGTCTGCGGTGAAAATCATTACTTCCTTTGCCATGTTATACCTCCTGTTCGGTTGCGGCGTTGATGGTGGCGGTCACGTCGTCGATGAACTTCTTACGGCCAGCTGGGGTCTTGATGTCCATGACGCCCTTCAGGGCGTGGTTCTTGAGGAAGGTGTCGAACACCTCCGGGTTACGGTCGCGCAGCTCCATGCAGGCCTTCTGGTAGTTGGCGTCGCGTTCCGCCTGGGTTTTCTTTGGCGCTGGAGCCGGTTCGGGCTGCTGGGGTGCTTCCTGTACAGGTTCAGCCTTGACTTCGGTGAATCCCTGCTGTTCGAGCTTCTCGGAGTCGGAGAGGTTGCCCAGTTCCTCGGAGGTGTAGGGCATACCGCCGAATTCCAGCGGGAAGGCGCGACGGAGCGCAGTGGAGAGGGCGACCTTCTCCAGCATCATGCGGGGCTTGGTGCCCCAGAGTCCCTGGCCACGGTATTCGGCGAGGTAGACGGTGTGGCTCGTGGGGTGGTTGCGGTCCTTGCGGTAGACGGTACAGGTGCATGCCATGTCGTTGCCTTCGCCCGAGAACTTGGTCTCGTATCCGTCATACTGCGGGTGTTCCTCGGCGCGCTTGAGGTAGGTTTCGTAACCGACGATGACGTTGAAGTTCTGCCCGTACTTGACGGCGTAGATTTCGCGCTTCCAGGGGTTCAGGTTGAATGCCTGCGCGATCGCGAGGAATTGCGCCTGCTGGTTCTGGGGAAGGTTCCCGAGCGTCTGCTTCAGGAAGTCCATGAGCAGCTGCTGGGTGACCTTGTTCTGTTCCGTGGTGACCGCCACGGCGGTGTTGCTTGTTGCTTGTTCCATTGTTGTTTCTCCGGTTTGTGATTAGTAAGTGCTTGCGAGCATTTTCGCCGTCCACACCGCCTCGTCCCAGGTGGCGCCGCTCCGGCGGATCCGTGCGATTTCCGCCTGGACCTTGCGGTTGTAGAATGCCTCGCCGGTGACGGTAAGCAGGGTGCGTTCCACCTTGCCGCTCACCGTGAAGGTGCTGTGCGATTTCTTGCTCTTGAATTCCTGAATGGGCATTATATTTCCTTGGGTTACGGGTCCATGATTTCGGCGAGTTCCAGGGCGAGGCAGTATTCCAGATCCCTGCGGGTGGACTCCACGCCGAGGCGGCACCACTTGTACTCGCTGACGGCTTCCTTGGAGGGCTGCTCCCCGTCGGCTATGTCCTCGGCGATGGCGACCGCAGCGGCGTTCATCTTGCGGAGGGCTTCCTCGTGGGCGCGGTTCAGTATGTCCATGTCCTTGCGGGTCATCATGGTGTTAGCCCTCCAGCATACCGAACAGTCCGTACATCACGGCAAGCGCCAGGACTTCCAGGAGCCCGACAACGAATTCCCACACCGACACCCAGACGGTGCCATGGTTGCGATACTCGTTGAATTCCACGTGGTCGTGGATTCCGTCCACGGCGGGCTCCCTTCGGAACTTGATCTCGTGACCTGTCATGCTGTCCTCCTTTTGGCCCTGGTCTCGCACCACTTGCGAACATAGGCCTTCCAGTTGTTTATGGGCTTGTTGTCGGCTGTGAGTCCGCCGCGCTCATTGACGGTGACGTGCCAGCACTCGTATGCGTCGTCAATGTCCAGGCCTGCCGCGGAGGCGTAGTCCATGACGGCCTGCTTGTCTTCGGGCATGGGCCCGGAGGAACGGGCAGGGGAGGTGCTAACTTTCGCAACCCTCAGGGAGTTCCCCCCTGCCCGCTGGCTTTGCCGAGCCTCGGCTTGTCGAGCGCCGTAATTGTTGGAGATGGTGGCGCTTTCGTCCACTGCCTCGCGGTGAGGGGCATCTCCGTAAATGTTGGCAGATGTACCAGATTCCGTAACACTTCCGTTTCCGGAGGTAGCGATGTCCTGGGAGTCCTCGCGGGTGTCCCCATCTGCCGTAGATTTGCGCGGGCGCCCGCCTCGCTTTCCATTCTCGGAGCTGGCAATGTATGCGGCCTTGGCGCGGTCAAATACAGTCTTTGCCCGTTCCGACTTCGAAAAGTTCCTCGTGATGAGAGCCGTGCGGAACAGGAACTCTTCGCGACCAAGGGCCTCAAAGTCCACCGTGCCGTTCTCATCGCGGAACTGTTCATTCAGTAGGGCGAGGTCGGCTATCCACTGCTTTATCCAGTGCGGTCCGTTCATTAGCCATTTTCCGTTCCGAATTTTTCAACAACGGCTTCGCTGATCACGGCCGTAATGCTGGAAGAAAGACCAGCCTCTTTTCTCTTGTCCGCGACGGAGGCGGCTATTTCATACGCCTTGGTCGTAATCGCGGTAGACTTGGTTGTGTTCTTGTCGTTTGCCATTGATTCAATCCTTTTGTCAAACAAATTGATTTACTCGTCAATCCCATTGATAATATATCAAAATTTTTGACAAAAATCAATAGAAAAAATCAAAAATATTGATTTTTTTTATAAAGTTTCTATTTTTATTGACATGTTTGACTGTAATTCATTTCTCCGACGCATGGGGTGGAGCCAGAAGGATCTCGCCAAAAGGGTGAGCAAGGGCACCTCCACCGTGGGGATGTGGTGCACGGGAAGTTCCTGCCCTCCTTACGAAGTCATCGAGAAATTGATCCATCTCGGCATAATCCCGAAGGAATTATTCGGCGATGAAATCGACGAAATATTTTTGAATTACTACAGGTCGCAGAACTTAATTCCCAATATCAACGACCCCGGATTCATGAAGGGGCTGGACGCTGCGGCGGATCCGGAATCCGCGCTGAACGCACGCGTGGAGCGAATGGTTCTCCAGATGAAGGCGAAGGGCTTGATCTAATGGAATTCACCGACGGCGACATCGTCTACATGCTGGACGGCAAGCGGGTGGACCGCAACGCTTTCGTGAAGGCGGCGGGCAAGTCCGGACTGCTTGATATGGACGGCTCCGCCTGGGACACGTTCTACGAGAAAAACGGAACGATGCGGCAGTGCCTCGCCGGCGAGTATCTTTTCACGACGATACGCTTCGGGAAGCCCTGCCTTAACTAGGGAAAATCCTCAATGAAAAAATACCTGGTAATTTCAAACGTGGTCCTGCTGGGGGTCGTCGCGTTCCTTCTCTATGCCAACTACCTGCAGGCGCCTGCAGAAGAGCGGGCCGCATCAATCGAGGAGGAAATAAGGACGGTTGACTCCATTGCCGCAACGTATAAGGGAGTTGTATTCAATGAAGAAGAGGACATTCCGAACTGCTGCGGATATGATGAAAAATCGCCGGAGTTGTTTCTATTCCAGACTGCCATAACCCATAAAAATGGAATCCCTAAATTTGCCCTGGTTTGGACAAGGGTAAAGGATGGATCAGGGTTCAAGCTAGAAGACGGTTACATCTGGTTTTTCAGGAATGATGGTGTAAGAATTGCTGAAAGGTACCGGGGTAAATGGACATGTGCAAATTTTGCTGAAGGAGAATTGTCAAAAATTCAGCACGTAGTTGAAAACCCGGAATCTTGCCTGGCCATCAAGTAAAAACCAAACCCTAACCTAACCCTTAACCAAACCTAAACCAAACTAAAACCTAACCCTTTTTATTTCAAAACCTAACCCTTAACCAAACTTTAACCTAACCCCTAAGCTACTCTAGAAGCTGGATGCTGGATGCTTGACTCTGGATGCTGGATGCTGGATTTATTACCATTACTCTCTATTGAATAGTAAACCCTATATGTAAATATCCCTCTACTCTACTCTGGAGCAGAGGGCTTTTTATATACCGATTTATTCGGGTAGAAAGTCGCTGCAGTCTAGGGTCTTCACCCCGTTGCTGACCTGTCCGTCTATTTTTTGGCGAAGGGTGTCCAGTGCAGCGAGCATAAGCTCGAGCACCAGCCCGCTGTCCGCCGTTCCTGTACTGGACCTGGCGAGTTCCACCTTCTTCGCTATCCAGGAAGACACCGACATCATCGTCTGCCTCTTCCCCCGGATGATCCCGGTCTCGAGTTCGCTGTTGTACATGGTCGCCTCCTTTGCGGATTCCTGGCCCTTAGAGCAGGAGAACCGCCTTGATAAGTTCCAGTGCGTGTTCGGGCGTTATCTCGCCCGAAATGGCCCTGACGATCGTTCCGTAAATGTAGCCCAGCGTCTTCATAGCGTTTCTCCGTGTTGCTGGTGTGTTTCATACCGTTTCAATGGGGTTTCTACCTTAATATAGTATTTTTTATATCAAATTTTGTATTTTTTATGATAAAATTTACAAAAAATTTATACTTTTTTGGAATATTTTATTATATTATATACATGCCTGAATTCAAAGTTAAGGAATTTGTCGCCCGCTTGGGCATCACACAGAAGGAACTGGCGCCTATGTTGGGCGTGAAGCCGGAGACCGTCTACAAGTGGGCCTCCGGAACGAACACGCCGACATACGACGTCATCTACAAGCTCAAGAAGATGGGCGCCACCGACTACGACCTGTTCGGCGAATCTTTCGCGGAGCAGGAGGAGCTTTTCCGGAAAAGGGCGACCCGTTCCACCCTGCGGTTCCTGGAAGAACTGGGAATCGACACGAAATCCATCAAGGAGACACTATGACAGCCGAAGAAATGGAAGTGGCCTACTGCAAGGCCAGGCGTACCTGCATGAAGTCGTTCAGGATGTGGCTGCGCGAGCACATACAGATTGCCCAGGACGCCGTGAACCTGGGGCTCTCGCCGGAACAGGTGCAGAAGCTGACGATGGCCGCCATGGTGAAGGCAGAGGCCGAGATTTCCAAGGAGCTGGACGGCAAGGTCGAGCTGCTTTCGGACATCGAAGGCAAGGCTGCGGAATCCCTGGCTGATCAAGAAACGGCGTAAGGGCCCACGGGTACCCGATGGAGCGGCCGCTCTTCTGTATCGTCGCGAGCCGCGAGCAGGCCCGTCTTGCCGCGCCGGACTTGTCCAACTACTCCCCGAAGGAACTCGCCGACAAGGAGCGCGTCACCGTCACCACCGTCTACAGGTGGGTGAAGAACGGCCTGCCTGTATTGAGGCAGGGCGAGAACGGGAACATCCTCGTCAACTACCAGGACTACATCAACTGGATGATCGACTGCGCACGGGACCCGGAAACGAAGGTTTCACCGCCCGTGTGGGCGTACTGGTACCTGAGAAGACACTGAATTCGTAAAAATTTTACATAAATGGCGCCTTGGCGCCTTCGGCATTTACCTTTCGAGATGGCCCTGCGGGAAACTCCCGCGGGGCTCTTTTCATTCCAACGAAAGGAGTAAACAATGCCTTACGTAAACAACGACACAGACAAGTCCTTCGCCAGTTCCGGCGTAGGCACCGCGGCACTCACAACGGGCATCATCGGAACCGCCCTCGGTTCCGGAATCCTCAACGGCGGACTCGCCGGACTCTTCGGGGGCAACCAGAACCCCACCGCGAGCCCGGTCTACCAGCTCGCCCAGAAGGACACCGAAATCGCCCAGCTGAGGGCCCAGCAGTACAGCGACAACAAGGTATTTGCCCTTGCTGAGAAGGTGGCAGGCCTGGAGACCAAGATCGTCTCCATCGAGACCGCCGCCCCGCTCCGCGACAAGATCCTCTCCGACAGCATCCTGAACCTGCAGGCGACGCTTTCCCGCATCGCAATGCCCATGGTGCCGAACTTCGTTCTGGCTCCCGGTTACGGTGCCGCCCAGGTGAGCGCAGTCGCCCCCGTCGTCACCAACGGAACCGCCACTCCCACAACGGCCGCTTCTGCAGCCTGAGAGGTAAGTGATGGTACCGTTCAAGACAGCGATGGACGGCGTGCTCGCGTTCGCCGCAAAGGACGTGCTGCCGCTGATGCCTAACGGGCTGAAGAAACTCTCGGCCTACATGGCGCTTGGCGCGCTCAGGTCCAACCCGGAACCGGCGGTGAAACCCTACGAGGGTTTCCTGAAGATGACCGGGATTATGTCCGAGGACGGCCAGTCCGTGGATGAACAGCGTCTCGCCGCGGCTTTTGCCGAGGCTTTCGCCAACATGTCCACGGTCGACTTTCTCGGGTTCACGTTCACGGCCGACGACGCCACCAAGCTCGTCGACCACGTCACAAGAGGAGCATAGCATGGACCAGGAACTCTGGAACTTCTTCAAGGAAGCGTACTGCAGCCACCTCCGCGCCATTCGGAGCGAGATGGAAAAGGCCGGCGGTTTCGCGTGCCCGCAGCAGCTTGACGACTCGCTCGACTGCATCCGGGGCGTGAAGGCGCTGTACCGTATCAAGGCGATGCTGGAAGGCATGACCGAGAAGTAGGAGCCTCTACGAAGAAACGGCCCGTCCGGCATTCCGGGCGGGTCTCTTTTTGCCATGCGATAGACAGGAGCGACTAAAAATGAAGAAAACAGCGAAAAAACCCGAGGAAACCCGAATCGTCTACATGGATGTGGCCGATCTGAAGGACTACGAGATTCACGGGCGGCAAGGCGGAACTTATTAGTAAAACGACACCACACGACAGCAACGGACACCACCAGACAACAAAATAAAGTATATTCGCATGGGCCCTACCGAGGGCCTTTTTTTTATGGTAAACTTTCCTGCATGGAAGATGCAGCGAAGAAAAAAGAATCCAAGGTGAAGAAGGGCGAGGAACTGCTCGCCGTGCTCACTGAAATCCTCAACGACAATGCCAAGATGCTCGAGCTTCTTGAATCACTCAAGGCCATGCTCGTGCGGGCCCTGCCGCCCTCTCCTGGGCGCTTTACGAGGTTGTAGCCCATGGCACGCCTCGTTCTCAACGGCGCCCTGAAGCGCAACGCGGCGAACCCCTTGGCGAATCCTGTGGCGGGTCCTGCCGGGCCGAGGTACGCATTCATCGCGCACCCCGCATGCTGCCCGAAATGCTCCGAGATGGACTCGCGCCGCACCGGCAGGCTCTACACCATCGGCGACACCTGGCGTATTTCCCACATCAACTGCCTCTGCTCCACGGTGGAAGTTCCTGCCGGGGTCGGCATGGATCCGCAGAGCGTCATAGGTTTTGCCATGAACCCGGTCGGCGGAATCCTCCGTCGCGGTTTCAATTTTGGCCAGAGCCTGGCGCCCGTGAAGCTCACGGCGAACAACTGGGAGAAGACGCTGGGCAAGGCCGCCCGCATGGCGGAACCCACAACGGCTGGCCGCCGCAAGGTGCTGGCCCGAGCGAAGATCACCGCCCAGCGCAAGGGCGCATACCGTAAGGCATTCAACAAGGCCGGCGACTCCTGGAACGACGTATTGGCCCCGCAGCCCAAACCGACGAAGGCGAGGCAGCCTGCGGGTGCCGTGCGCGTCCGGAAAGCCCGTGCCGAGAATCCCACGTTCACCCCGACTGGGCGCTTCGCCAAGAACGCCAAGGTGACCGTGCAGGCGAAGAAGAAGAAGGCCGCCAGGGTGGCCGCGAACCGCAGGGCATCAGGCGACACGAAGAAGCTGGCCCGTTTGTTCGGGGCGACCATAAGATAAAGGCTTTAACATCATGACCAGTGGTAAAAGATGGCAAAGTCTAATTCAGGCGGAAAGCAGCGCAACCCGAACTCACTCGCCAACTTGAAGAAGGCGTGGACGCCCGAGGTCGCTTCCGAAATGGGCAAGAAGGGCGTCATCGCCCGGATGAAGAAGAAATACGACCGCCACGTCATGAAGGACGACCTGGTCGGCACCCTCGGCGTCGAGATTGACGTGCCCCCCGAAATTTACTCAGCCATGAAGAAGCTGGGACTCGAGGTACACAAGAAGGAACGCCTCTCCAAACTGATCATGCAGAAGGCCATGCTGAAGGCGCTCAAGGACGGCAACACGGACCAGATGCTCCGCCTGGCCGAGTTCGCGGGCTTCCGCGAGGCTTTGAAGGTGGACATCACCGGCAAGGTGGACGAGCGCCGCAGCGTTATTATCAACTTCCGGAGGGCTACGCCGGAAGATGCCAAGTAACGGACTGGTACAGTGGCGTTGGGTCGACCCTGAATGGGAACCGGAGAAAAACGACAGTCCGGAGTATTTCGGGGTGGACGCTCCCATGTCGCAGTTCCAGCTCGACTTTCTGGAACGGGCAGATGACCCGCTTTTAATACTGCAGACAGGTATCGGTGCCGGCAAGACCAGGGCCGCGGCATGGTGTGCCGTGACGAAGATGCTGGAAGGCTGGCGCATTTTGTGCATCGCGCAGAACTCCAAGGCTTTGAAGATGGTCCTTTATCGGGACATCATCAAAATTTTAATGACCGTCCTGCCGGACTACGACCCAGGAAAGTATTACAACAAGAGCGAAGGCCACATTGGCATGCCGCCCGATTTTGGGGACGCCTGCTGTGACGGCGGAACCGACGAGAACCCGTCGGGTATTCTTGGCTTGACGGAGTACGACGGCGTCATCATTGACGAGGCAAGCCGCATCAGCCTGGAAACCCGAAACAATGCCGCAGACCGTAACCGCGGCAAGGGAATAGTCCCGTGGAAGCGCTATCTGTCCAGCCCAAACATGGAACAGCCGGAGCCGTGGTTTGAGGAAGAATGCCGAAAGCATCCGGACTGCGTCATCCACGCTACATCCCTGGACAATGCGTTCACGACCGAGGAGACGAAGCGTGAACTGAAGGAGCGCTACGTTGAAGGCTCCGACCTGTACAAGCAGCAGGTCCTGGGTCTCATTATCGAGGGCGATGGCACCGATGCCATCTTTTTGCGTTCCGTCCTCAAAGCTTCCATGGATATTCCATGGGAAGATTCTTACGCACGGACCATGTACTGCGCCATCGGCGTGGACTGCGCCCGCTTCGGTGCCGACAACAGCTGTGCCGTTCTCCGTGCAGGGTACTGGATGGGTGACCCGACCGTGGTGATGCAAAGTCGCGACAGTTTCCAGATTGCCGACGAAGTGGAACGCCTGGTGAGGCTTGCCGAGGCCCGTCGGCTTGTTGTCCGCCGCATAAACGTGGACATGGCCTACGGTTCGGGCGTCATTGACGAATTACGCCGCAGGGGCCACAACAACGTGAACGAGGTCGCATTCGGTGGGGAGGCTGCCGACAAGGACCACTATTTGAATGTCCGTGCCGAGATGTATTTCCGGATGCAGCGGTGGTTTGGCGGTGGAGGCATCATCCGCGACGAGAAACTGGCCGAGGAACTCCGGGTCCAGCGCTACCAGATCGTGAAGGAGCAAAAATTTAAGCTGGTGGATAAGGACATAATCAAGGACGTGCTTGGCCGTTCACCGGACCGTGCCGACGCTGCCGCTCTCACCTTCTACGGCGGTGGGCCCAATACCGACATGGTGACCCTTGACGCGCTTCAGCTTGTGAGCGACGTGGTACAAAACCGGCGGTCGGTCAGCAAGCGTATAAGAAAAAGTTTTGCATAAAATGCAACGGTCTGTCGTAAACTAAAGGAGAAAATATGGAAACGATGCCCGTCATAGGTAACAAGGTGGACGAGAAATGGCTGGATGCCGTTCTCCGCGAAAACTCGCGGAGGTCCAAGGAGCATCTGCCGCTTACGGAAGAATTCGGGGCCGTGTGTATACGGTTCACGGATGCAGTCATCTACGACGACGATTACGGTTTCAAGTCCTTCGACAAACTTTCTATTGCCGAGGCCTGCAGCAGGGTGTACGTGCACCTGTGCGCCAATATTTGGAAGTATAACCCGGAATCGTGCACGGCGCCTTCCAACTGGATTTACACCCTGGCAAAGCACCGGCTCATCCAGGCTCTTAACGAGATAGTCCGCACCGGCGAGATTTCCGACACCATCGCGGCTATTGTCGGGAACAATATCATTTCCAAGATAGACAACCTGGACCCGCATTCTCCGCTGAAGGAATACATTTCGCAGAAATTCGACGCCCTGCAGAACATGAAGTTCAACAAGAAAATCCGGGAAAACATATTCAGGCAGACCTGGAGGGAAAGCTGGTTCCGGCGCGACGGGCTCAACATCTTACAGCGTGCCAGAAGGCACAGGCACCTGCAGGCGGGAAGGATCGCCTTGCAGGCATTCAAACCGTCCGAGGCTGTGCGCACCGGACTTAAACATTTACTTGAGGAGCGACAAAATGGACGAAACTGAAGAACTGGAAGAAATCGTAGAGGAAATGTCCGAGGCTGACCTCCGCGAGTACAACGATGAGCTCGTGTCCGAGGTGAAGGATTTCATCAAGAAAAACACCGATCGGAACTCCGACCAAGTGAAGCGCATCCGTGAGGACCGTGCCTTTGCCGCCGGCGACCAGTGGAACGAAAAGGACCGCAAGGCAAGAACTGCGGGGCGCCTGGAAGTGTGCATTCCAATATGCCAGAACATCGTGTCCGCTGTCGTGAACCCCATCAACGCAAAGCCGTTCCGGGTTTCCGCGGATGTGATGCCGGAGTTCAAGGATTTGTACGGCGATGCAGTGTCCCAACTGAACGACCGCCTGAACCGTATCCAGGATTCCTACGAAATGCGCGCAGCCAACGAGTCCGCCACGACCGACGAGGCCACCGCCGGGCTTGGCTTCTGCTATGCTACTATCGAGGAAAAGGACGGGGTGATCCAGGTTGGCTACCATGCCATCGAGGACGCCACGAAGGTCATCTGGGATGCGGATTCCAAGTCCATCACCATGGAGGACGCCAAGCAGGTGGTGGTGATTGAGCTCATCAAGGAAACTGAAGCCGAGGAACGCTTCGGCACGGACATCTGGGGAGGCAAGACTCCGTCCAAGACCACGCTGGCCGACCTTGGCAGCGATTTTGCCATTCCCGAAGGCCTAGTGCCGCTTTTGACCTATTTCCGCGTGGAAGGCCACAACTGTGAATTCCACCGGCTCATCGGTGAGCAGGTCGTGGAATCCGACCTTATCGAGGGACTTTCCCGCATTCCTGTGATTGCCTTTATCGGCGAAAAAACATGGATTGACAAGGAAATTTCCTTTACCGGGCTAATCCACCGCCTGCGCCCCATGCAGAAAATCGCCAACTACGCCAACTCCCAGATGCTGGAACGCCTGGCCATGAGCCCGAAGGTGGCCTTCAAGGGTCCCGCCGCAGCCATTGAGGGGTACGAGGACGAGTGGGCTGAATGCAACTACTCCCTGGACGCATACCTCCGTTATAAAACCCACGACAAGGAAGGGCATGAGCTCAAAGAACCGGAGCTGGTGCCCATCGTGACGAAGGTGGACGACCTACAGAGCGTCATTAACGGCGCCATTCAGCAGATGCAGTTTGCCTCGGGCGTTTCCCCGACCGGAATCGTGGACCAGACCATCCAGGACGAGGCAACGGCCACCGAGGTGCTTCTGCGTACCAAGTCGAGCCAGTCCAATGTCAGCCACTATTTGGAACATACCAAGGAATCCATCCTGGCCTCCGGAAAGGTGCTTGCTGAGCTTTGTATCAGCGTTTACAACATAGACCTGCCCGAGGGCGCCTACGAGATCAAGGTGGACGGCGGGTGCGTTGACCTCACCAAGATGGAGGAGGACCGCCGGAACCTGCTGGCCATGATGCAGTTTGCCCCGGATAACATGAAGGGCGTGCTCGCCATCGGGCTAATGAACACCCTCGAGGTGAAACAGGCCGAAGGCCTTGCCCAGATGATGTTCAAGCTGCTGCCTCCGGAAGTCCAGGCGGCCATGGTGGGAGGCGACCCGACGCAGCAGGTGACCGCGCTCCAGCAGCAGGTTGGGGTGCTCCAGCAGCAGGTCCAGCAACTTACCCAGCAGAACCAGCAGCTCACCATCGAGTCCCAGCAGCTCCAGCTGCGCTCCAAGAGCGACCTCGCCATCAAGCAGATCGACGCCCAGACCCAGCTCCAGAAGCAGAAGATGG